ATGGAACCCATTAAAATTGATCTCACGATGATCAACCAATCAGAGATAGCCCGCCGTCTTGGGATAAGCCCAATGTACGTTTCCTATATACTAAGAGGCATGAGGAAAAGCGACAAATACCTCAATAGAATAAAGGAATTGATAAGAGAGTCTGCCGGTAAAGTTGCATAAGCCCTATACCAAACTATGCAGACGAGCCTACACAAATATAATACTTGCGTAATTAATAAGCTATTAAAATTTTAAGGAAATTTTGCAATGGATACATTGACCAGGATAAAGACTCTTGAAAACGAATTGATTCATTCCAAAGGACCGACAATATATGAGCTTGCCAACAGTCTGAACCGCAGCCACAGTTATCTTTGCCGCATTTCGAGCACTACGGAGGAGCTGCCATTCCCGCTGGAGATAGCCCTGCCTGCAATGAAACTAAAGAAGAACTATAATTTACTGCGTTTTATGGCGCTGGAATGCGGTTTTGCGCTGGTTAAGGTGCCCAAGCCGGTGAGGACCAGGGGGGAGGAGACTGAGATGGTGAGCCACTACCAGACGCTGGCAGCTGAGACGGTGAGGGAGCTGCTGAACTTTTTGGCAAACCCGGAGAGGAAGGGTTATGAGAAGGTAACCGGTCTTTTGAACGGGATGGTGAGCGAGAGCATAAGCGTGAGACTATATATAGATAAGAAAGCAAGCCCGCAACTTGAATTAGGAATTTGAAATGCCACAAACCGCTATGAAATATTACGAAATTCAGCCTCAATCAGTGTCGCACCTTTTGTACAAAGGTGCGACACAAGGTGCGACACAAGAAGAAGTATGTCGCACCACTGATAACTCCTTAAAAACAAATGACTTAGAGGGAAAAAGAAAAACTGAGGTATGGGTTTCAGTTAAAAAAGGTGCGACACTAATAAACACCACTTCAAGAACAATTCAGAGAAAAATAACGCAAAACAAATATAGTGTACAGAAAGTACGTACAAACGGCGGGGAGGGGTATGAGATTTTGCTTTCTTCCCTGCCTGAATTTGCACAGATAAAGTATTGGAAAGAGTACGCAAACCAGAACGAAGCATCCCTGGGAGTTGCAGCCGAAAACCCTGCATCACCGGTGACAAATCCGGTGGCTATGGCGAGGTTTGATTTGCTTCAGATTTACGTAAAAGAGACCACCGGAAAGGGGAACAAAACGGGGGCAAAAGAGGCGTTCATTTATGACTATAATAACGGTAAATATCAAGACCTATTCCGGAAGCTGGGACCGTTAAGTTTGAAGACGATTGAGAGGTGGAAAAAGAGACTGGCAGACAGCGGATTTGATGCCCATTGTCTGGCTCCGAATTATAAAGCCAAGCCGGTTAGTCTGACAGTCCGGGAGATTGAGCTGACTATAACGAATTTGCTGAACCCGAACAGACCGAAACTGAGCGAGGTGATACGCCGGACAAGGGATCAGCTGCTGAGGGAGGGAGTGGAGCCGAGGACGGACATCACTTACCGAAGATATATTGAAGGATGGGCTAAGGCGAACAAGGATATTTATACTATATATAGAGAAGGGGAAAAAGCATTTAATGACAAAGTGAGCCCTTATGTTAAGCGAAATCTGGACGAGATTGAGGTTGGGGATATTGTGGTTGCGGACGGGCACACTTTCAACTTCTTTATGATTGACCCTATTTCCGGACGGAAGTGCAGGATGACTTTGATTCTCTTTTTTGACATGAAGAGTTCAATGCCTTTGGGGTTTGATGTGATGAGGACTGAGAACACGAGGGTGATAGCCAGCGCACTGAGGAGAACGATAATGATGCTTGGGTTTACACCCAGGATAGTGTATCTGGATAACGGAAGGGCGTTCAGGGGGAAATATTTCAGGGGAACAAGGGACTTTAGCCAGGCTCAGATTGCCGGATTATATAGCAGGATGGGGATTCAGACCATCTATGCCACTCCATACCACGGGCAAAGCAAGACTATTGAGCGGTTTTATGGGGTTTTAGGGGAGTTTGAGAGGCGATTAAGCACCTATTCAGGGTATAATATAGAGAACAAACCGGCACGTTTAAGCCGGAATGAGAAGCTGCATAAGCGACTTTATGACTCCGAAACGCTGGAATTCAGGGGAGTTATAGAGTCGCTTTTGCGTTATTTCGGGGAATATGCAGAGCGAAAGCACCAGGAAGGGTTCTATAAGGGACTTTGTCCGGCGGAAGTGTTCAGCAAAAGCCTTGAAAAGGTGAAAGCAGGTCCGGACTTTGGGGGAAGGCTGATTAATCCGGAGGAGCTGGGGTACCTTATGCTGGACAGCGAGGAGAGGAAGCTGAACAGGAACGGAGTGAGCTTTTGCGGGGACCATTATTATAATGAGAGGCTGACGCCGCTGGTAGGTGAACCGGTAACAGTGAAGTTTGACATATTCAACCTGGAAGAGGTGTTGGTTTATTACAGGGAGAAGTTCCTTTGCAAGGCAAGCCGTATGGATTACGTGCATCCGGCAGCCAGGTTGCTGGGGACAGAGGAGGATGTGGAGAAACTTGAGGGACTGCTTGAGATGAAGGGGAGAATTAAGAAGAATGTGACTACGGAGATGAAAGAGATATTTGCTATTCAGCAGGAGCTGATTGGCGAGGGACCGCTGGAGAACAAACCTAAAGAGATAACCCAAAAGAAGGAAACAAAAAAGGAGCTGAACTATGGATACAAGTTAGTTGCTGACGAACCGGAGATTGAGGAAGAGAAGATTTATATTTATCAATATGAGAAGGAGGAAGCTGAAGGATGAGAACTGAGAAGAAGGCGAGAAATATTAATTAACAGAAAGAGCCTGCTTGTTTAAGGCGGGCTCTGACTACGAATGTAAAATAATTAAGGATTAAATATATGAAAACAATTGAACTTTTCAAAACGCATTGTGAGAAATACAACTATTCTTTTACGGCAGTTGCAAAGGCGATAGGGATAAGCCAGACAGCACTAAGCCAGTATATGAGCGGGAGTTATCCGGGGAATGTGGGGAAGATTGAGGAGCTTATTGCCCAGTTTGTTGAGAGGGACACGGAGAAGCAGAAGAACCCGAAGCGGAATATTGAATTTGTGAAGATAAACAACGCGAAAAGGATATTCGAGGTATTGAGGATGGCGCATCTGGACGGAGAGATTGCCGTGATCACCGGTGACGCCGGATTGGGGAAGACGTTTAGCGTGCGTGAGTACGCGAGGATGAACCGGGACGTGATCCTGATTGAGGCTAATCTGAGCTATTCAACGAAGACTATTATTCAGGAGCTTCACCGGAAGACCGGAGGGGACGGAACGGGAAGCATTAATCAGCTTATGAAAGATGTGATTGAGAGGCTAAGGGAGAGCGGGAGGATGCTGATTGTGGATGAGGGAGAGCATCTGCCGACCAGAGCGCTTGATTTGTTACGGACTATTAACGATCAGACCGGGATAGCGATTGTCCTGACCGGACTTCCGAGACTGATGCACAACCTTAAGGGAAGAAAAGGAGAACACGCATACCTGTATTCGAGAGTGGGGCTGGTCTTAAGGATACATGAGCTTGAGAGCGATGATGTTAAGGCTATTGTAACAACTTACTTCCCGGGAGCGAACGGGGTTACTGTTGAATTTGAAAAATTTGCCATGGGGAATGCGAGAAGACTGAGTAAACTTTTATTGAGGACGCAGAGGATAAGCGAGATAAACGGCGGAAAGCTGACGCATAAGATGGTTCAGCTTGCTAAAGAATTAATTGTTAATTAACGGAGGTTGTGTTGAAAAAGATGAAACAGACTGAAGGGGTTGATGTTTATATCGGTTCTATTGAAGAGCAGATAGATAAGCTGAAGGCCAATGTGGCAAAGCAGAGGGGGACGTTGAGGGAATATGTGAATGAAGAGTTAAAGAAAATGATAGGGGTGAAGTTCTCGGCTATGAAAGTAAGACATCATGTACGACAGTTGACAGAGGAGGTATGATGGACAGGCTGATATGTTGTATAAACAGTTGCGAATACAAGGGGCGGTACGAATGTGATATTGAATTGAAGAAGAACAACCGGTACGCGAACTACAAGCAGGTTCCCAGAAAGGCGATTATATTTCCCTACAGGGGGCTGTTGTTCTGCTGGCTGAAACTTATCAGGGGTGGGAATGGGAAGACTTAGTTTGGAAAAAGCAGTGGAGCTGCTGCCGCCGAAGGTTGTGGTTATACTGTGTGCACACCTGCTAAGGACATATCTCCCATTTGAGAAGACAGAGATATTGAATGATCTTTATAAATCACTTAATTTAAACATAAGAATAAAGGAATGACCATGAAACTAACGAACGTGAAAGAAGTTGAAACCGCTATGTATAGAATGGCTGAAGCAAAGGCAGTTATTGCAGCTCAAGAGGCGGAAATGAACAGGCAGATTAACCATTTGAAGGAGGATTTTGACAAGAAAACGACCAAACAGAGGGGTATAATTGATGATATTCTTCCGGATGTAGAGGCTTTTTGTATTAAAAACAAGCTGCTTTTCCAGAAGACAAGGAGCCTTGAGTTTGCTTCGGGTAAGGTTGGGTTTAGGATAACGCCTCCGAAGATAAGTTTATTGAACAGAAAGTACAATATAAAGACCGCTTTAGAGCTTATTAAGAGGCTATTTGACGGCAATTATGTGAGGGTTAAAGAGGAGATTGACAAGGACGGGATACTTGCGGATTATTCCGGGAAGAGACTCACGGACGATCAGCTTGCGGGAGTGGGTTTGAAGGTTGACCAGGAAGAAAACTTCTTTGTTGAATTGAAGTGGGAAGAGATAAAGGCAGATCAATGACAGAGAATGTTGAGATGATACAGCTAACCCATTTTGTGGAATCCACCAGAACATTTCTAAAGCGAAGCTGGAAAGAAAAGAGATATGTTACATCTTACCTTGAGCTTGTGAGGCTTGTAAAAAGTAACCCAAAACGGGAAGCAGTGTTGAGGTGGAAAGGGAATCGTTGTGCCGTATTTGTGAGTAACAATTACGGACACATAAAAGCGGGTGGACAAGAATGAGCAGGGCGAGGGAAGGATATATGGCTGAGCAGGGAAGGTACGAGAGTTATCTTGAGACGCTGTCCAGCCTTGGTAATGCACAGGCGGCTGTGTTCAGTGTTATTGAAAAATATCAGCCGATAAGCAACGAGGATATTGCGCAAATCTTAAATAAATATCCACACACCATAACGCCCCGGGTTTTTGAATTAAGGCAGCTCGAGTTAATAGAATATTCCGGGAAAGAAATCAGCAGGCTATCCGGAAGGATGGCTTGTACCTGGAGGACGAAGCCTCAGGATCCTCAGCTAAAATTATTCTGATTATGAAGATATACACCTGTCGTCACTGTAAAGTAAAATTTGTCGTTATCCCTACGTTCAGAGGACTTCTGATCCCTGTTGAATCTGAGAATGGGGAGGGTTTTGATGAGTTTGCAATATATGACGGCAGTGTGCATATAAGCCATTTGGCAAGGTGCAAGGAGAGGCATGGAGACTGGCACGAGACATTAAAAAGCCTGGGTTTACCTTTAAGAATTAAACTGAAAGGAACGAAATAATGGCAGCAGAGAAGATGTATTTATTGCCGATGTGGACAAATTCCGGTGTTAAAAAGATTGAGGTTGACAGCAATAAGAAGGAGAATTTGCGGCTTATTGATCTTCACAAAAAGAGGATTAAGCTGATCCACGTAGCAAAATCTCAAGTGAAACTGGACGATGAGAGTTACAGGGACATACTATCGGGGTATGGAGTGGAAAGCAGCAAGGATTTAACGCTGGATCAGCAGGTGCTGGTTATCCAGACGATGGGGAAGTTAGGGTTCAAGCAGAAATCAAAGCCGAGCAAGTATAATGAGCTAAGTGACAAGCGGATCGGGAACACAAAGCTTGCCACGCCAAGGCAATTGAGGATGGTTGAGGGGATGTGGAGAGGGAGTATGAAAGTGAGGAACAAGAGTGATGAAGCGCTAAGGATGTTTGTTAAGAGGATTACCGGGGTTGATAAGCTTGAATGGGTGCCGGTTTGGGATGTTAAGAAAGTTGTTAAAGCAATAGAGGAGCTTGCTTAATGGAATGGACAAAAGAAATTGACTATACAAAACACTTGACAGGAGATCAGAGAGACATTGCAGAGCTGATAGGCATTCAGAATCTGCTTAAACTTATAGACCGCTTCAATAAGACTCCGGTATATTTTTCGGACAAGTGCCTGCTCTCAATGAAGCGGGAATACATCCTTGAGAACGTTGGCGGAGCAAGTCCGAAACAGCTTGCGAGGATGCTGGATCTGAGTGAGAGATACGTATATGAGATAATTAACGAGCGCCATCTTGGTGACTCACAACTTGAATTGCAGTTATGAAGGAGGCTGGGTGATATGGGAGATCTACCAAAAATAACGAATCTGACCCCGTTAATGAATGAGATAAGTCAGATAATGCTGGAGGCGGTGATGAAGAATTTTGACGCGGAGGGGCGACCCTCAAAATGGGCACGGCTCAAAAGTTCCACACTGAAGCAGAGGCAGAAGAAGGGATACACCGGGAAGATTTTGCAGAGGACGGGAGCTTTGAAACGGAGTATTCAGGCGAGCTATAATGAAAGCAGTGCCACTGTGTCCACAAACCTGGTTTATGCAGCCACGCATCAGTACGGAGCCACGATTTCGAAGAGTACATTGAAGACGTATCTGACACAAAAAAAAGCGGGGAAAGATGTGGCGAAGCCGAAGAGCAACAGAATGAGTCAGTGGAAGATTCCGGCAAGACCATTTATGAACCTGACTCCGAAGGATGGGGAGAAAATAAAGAAATCGATAGTTGCTTATTTGACAAAAGCCGGTTAAGCCGGCTTTTTTTATACCGAAACCGCCAGATAAAATCAGGCGGCTTCTTAACTGTTCTGACTCTTGGTCATTCAGATTCTTACGAACCTTAGGTAAGCAACCTAAGGTTCGCTAAACTCCATATTAGTATGATAATCAATCCAAAACTAACTATCCCTTGTATGATAAATTCTGTTTTATTCAAGTCCCCCAATAACATCCCCAGCGGAGTCCACTTCAACCAGGTGTAATCCTGGTTAAAGTTGTATCTCCCAAAGAAGTAGTACAACACATCCTGAAAGCCTCCAAAATTGCTACATAGACAAGCCAAAGCAATCACCCAGTTATCTGTTAATATCCACACATAGTTAGCCAGTTGGAATATAAATAACTTCTGTATGATGCGGTAATAAGGTAATACTTCTTTATATATTCTTGATTCAATGGCATACTTATCTAACGACATCTTATCAGCGTCATATATAGGTTGCATTATCTGACCATATCCAAGTAAATCAAACATATTCGTCATAAGCACAAATGCTAAAGGATAGAGCAATGGAATATCAAGGAAGTATGCTGCACATCCCACGATAAGACCCAATAGGAAGCTATATCCAGTCCATTGACGGATAAAGAGTTGGTAGAGGTATGGTTTAATCATTTTTATATGCTTTAACTAAATCCTTGTCATATTTTTTAAGATCAGGTTCATAGCCCTCTCCCGGGTTATAATCCCAGCCTTTATCTATTTTGATAGAGCCTTCATAATCGGGACCTTTCACTACCTTAAGGTTCATTTCCTCAAGGTCATCCTGGTCGAGAGCTCGCACAGTGCAGCGGCAGCCCCAGCCATTAGGGGGGTAGTGCGTTTTCCAGATAGGATCATCTGCCCGGAAGACTTTGCCGTGAAGCTTGCGGTGATCGGGTCTGGTGTTGGCATCCAGGACGGCTTCATACATCCAATAAGGACGTTTTGAGACGTTTGTTTTCATGCCGTCATAATTGCCCTTGGAATATGCTACGTTGAGGTTGGTGGTATAAATGTTTTTCAGGCGGTAAGGAGATCCGAGCTGGACAGGTTTTTCAGGATCTTCCAGGTCAGCGGAGTTAACACCCGGGACATCTTTTGCAGGAACCTTCCCCCACCATCCTTTTGTCTTAAGAACAGGGGTAAGATTTTCTTTGAACTGCTGAACGGAGAGACCATTCTTAATTGCATTATCGACTTCATTCCGGATGTCCTGAAGGATGTCAAGTTTTAAGGCTTTTGCGACTGTGAAGCTTTTGAGGTTAGCCTCTTTCCAGACCTCCTGCCAGTTCCAGGAGATTGTATTCCCCTTTTTTTTGAACCACTCCACAATTGCCTTTGGTTCAAGACCAATTAGAAAGCCGTAATCAATTTCCGGCATCGATGCGTCCTCTGGTTTCGCTGATAAAAATTATCTTGGAAAGAATAGTTTCCAGTTGTGAGGTGCCCATCTTCGGATAGATTTCAGAAAGCTTTTCCATAAGAGTGTCATAGCTTTCGCTTTTATCGACCAGGTCGAAAACCGGTTTGAGACTTTGCTCAATTTGGGTCTGGAGGAGTTTGTCCGGAAGATTAAGATCCGGCTGTTGCTCTGCGGTTTCGGGTTCTGCAAATTGTGCAGCAGCCGGAGCGGGCTGTGGAGTTTTAGCCCCCGCAATAACTTTGTCTGCTTTTATAACCGCCCCTTCCCCAGCGTTTCCCATAACCGCTTCTGCCTGTTCCGCGCTCAGACCCAGGAACACTTGAAGCTGATTTATACCCGCTTCGCGGGGTATGTCTCCCTTCGATACGCTTTCGGCTATGGTTACAGCGGCCGCAATCTGGGCGCCGTTCAGGACGACTGAAGCAACCGGAGATTGTTGTGTAATTGCAGGATCTCCCTCTCCGGAAACCGGGACAGCACTTGGAACAGGAGTTTCATCAATATCTTCTTCTTGAAGATTGTATGTTTTTAACCAATACTGTTTGCTGAACTTGACTCCGGAATCGGTTAAAATCTTATCTCTTTCAGCGAGTGTTTTGTCAATGTCTTCATCTTCATAATATTCAAATTCAGGGACAGGTACATTGCCGAAGTTTAATTCTTTAATAAATCTTATAAGGGTTCTGAATACAGTGTGCACAATTCTCTTATCTCCCTTGGTGAGGGCAGTGAGCATATCACTATGACCTCCTGCGGCCGCATGGGTTGACTTGTCCTGGACTTCTGTAGTGAGCGTCTCAGTCAGGATTGCTTTGCTTATTTCGGAATTCATAAAATAGAGGAATCTTTCATAGACATCCACGCTTGAAGTTCTTGTAAATTCCAAAACATCCACGCTTCCGTCATCCGGGATTACTCCGACGGCATCCTGGATCATATCCTCAAGCGAATCTTTAAGTTTTGTGAATTGGTCTTTATCCTGCCCTTTGGGAAGCTTCCCTATGAGGTAAGGCATACCGAATTTTTCAGTAAATGTAACCCAGAACTTGATTCCGCCTCGCTTAAAAGCCACAGGCCAGAAGCATCTTGAAATGGTTTTTTCACCGTATGGGTTGCGGTAAGTTGGTTTGTGTCTTGCAATAATAAATTTATAAGGGGGGAGTTCAGTCCCTTCCAAGCTCAAGGGATCCTTGAGTCTGATCTGATTGCTGTCATTCCAGAAGAACCACTCTCTCGGTTTTTCTTCCACCCTTACCGGGAGTATTAAATTGTCCTTCACCTCCCAGATTATTTCAAACACCGTATAGCCGAAAAGTATGCTGTCAAGTATCTGTTCCGTAATGTCGTAAACATTGAGAGTATTGGTGAAGACTTCATTAAGGATGTCATATACCTTGTCATCGCTCTCTCCCCTGTCAAGCTGCCATTCGAGTTTAGCCACGTGGCATTTTCTCTGCTGTTCTACGCTGAAGAGGTGGGCATCGCTCCGGAGGTCATTGTAAACCGTAATGTCCTTCCCGAGTTTTACGAGTATCGGGTCGGGATCCGGCAAGCGGTTAAAGTATGTGAGGACTTTATCTATGCTTTGCCTGGTGGCGATTTCATTAATAAGTTCTTTACTAGCCATTTAATAATTCCTTAAGAATAATAGTTATTTAATAAAGCATCGAGGACTTGTCTCCTTCTTCGCCCTCCGCTGGCTACGATAATCTCCCCGCTTCCGGTTTTACCTGCATTGATAGCAAGGGCAAGAGCCCAGAACCGGTCTGCGTGTCCGGAGACTTCACTTTTGGCGACGTCAAAGCGGGCGTGATTACCGGCAGTTGAAATTTTTCTTACGCTGTGAAGATCTTCCCTGACTTCGTGACTGTCGGGGATTACAATGTTTTTATCTTCGAAAGTTATCAGGAGATTATATGCCAGTTCTTCCTTACTTTTGCCGGTGAACATAATATTTTCAACGGAATATTTACCAAAGGCAACCTGAGCTTCTTCGGCGAGTTGCATACCGATACCGGTTGCGTCTATACCTGCTCTTCTGAATTTAGGATGTTTGAGATATTCAAAGAGGATGTCCTTTTGGATTTTGAATGGAGTCTTTTCAAGAGTATGAACGAATCTGGTATAGAGCCGGGCGCCTATTTTCTCAACTCCCCATATAACGGTAAGGTCTTTTTTCCTGCCGATGTCAACTCCGATATAAAGCTCATTTTCAATTGTATCCAAGTCGTCAAGGAGGCACTCTCCTTCATTAGCGGTGATCAGATCATAGCTCAGGAAGGCAGTTGCTTCATCAACCGCAACGCAACAGTATTCCTCAAGCCAGGTGGTTTTATCAAAACTGTCTTCTTCCTCGCTCTTGAGCCATTCTTCACGCTCTTCCCGGGTGAGTTGTCTTCCCTTAATCTTGTCGGCAAGGCCTTCCGAGACCGCCTTAAAAATATCAACCGTATGAAGTGACCAACCGAGTTTTCCCTTTTTAACCTGGTCAGCAAATTTATAAAAAAGAGACTGCTGACCGTGATGAGTGGAGAGTATCCGAAGAGGGAACCCCCATGTAACAGCCGGTTTGGCGGCTTTCCAAAGTGCAACCGCATCACCATGAAATGCGAATTCGTCGAGAACGACTTTACCCCCCTTACTTCTGAAAGCTTTTGGATTGGAGCTCAGGGCGTTTATTCTTTTCCCGTTGGAGAATTCAATTGTGAAAGTCTTGATTGACTTATCACTTTCGAGGACTATTTCGCCAAGATCGCGGGCGCCTTTATCAAAAAGTTTTGCCCATTGTGCACAATAAATAATATACTCTTTAGCCGCAGACTCATCCGCGGAAGAGAACCATACGGATGGGACTTTTGCCGTTACGCAATCACGTACATCTTCATAAGCCTGGACATAAGTAGCACCGATACGGCGTGACTTTTCCCATATTTTAATTTTGCTTGTATCATTAAGCCATCGCGATTGATAAGGCAGAAAATACTTGTTCTCTTTCATTCGATTCCGAGAATATCCCGTTCAATTTGTTTAATAGTTTCTTCTTTGATTGCGGTGTTCTTAATTTCTTCTTCCGGTTCAAGCTGGATACCCTGGAAGAGTTTCATTGCTGAGACTGCCTTAACAATTGCGTAGATATTATGGGGTGTTGGGTTAGCCTTTGTCTCGCGTATGGCAGTCCTGACGATTTCGATGAGATCATCCTGAAGGTCTGATGTTGAGGTAATCCTTTTTCTTCTCTGATCTTCCCAGCTATGTTCCTTACACCAGTTAAAGAGAGTTTTACGGGCAACATTGCCTTTAAGCAGCTCTACAATTGCATCGAGGGAATAGCCTTCGATAAATAATCGCTTTGCCTCCTCATAAATAACCACGCTTTTCATAAGTTATAATCTCTTTTCAATCTGCATCCCAAAGTTCGCAATTCCCTCACCTCAAGTTGGAGTCCCCTGAAATCCTTAAGAAGCAAGAGAGCTTTTTCAAGTTCGAGATCTGCGAAGTCCCTGTAAGGATCAAGAAGTTCTCTAAGGGCAATCATATAATTTTCAGCTTTAAGCTCTGCGTCGCTAATTTGTTTTTCGCAGTCCGCAAGTCTTCCTTTTGCCATCAATAATTCATTGCTCATTCCCGTTCCCTTCCCTTTCCGATCAGGTCAATTTTCAGTTCTAACCGCGATAAGATTCCGATTAGGAGCTCCTTGTATTTCAGGTCTTGTTCCATATTGTAAAATAATTTGCGCATTGTCTCATTATTTTGCTTTGTAAAGTATTTGAAGGTAAAGAGCCATATTACGAAAACCGCGAGTTGGAGGCCGCCTCCGGTGAGCAGGGCAATGATCTCGGAATTAAGAATATTCATACATATTTTCCGTTTTTGTTAATATTGAGTTGTGCATACACTATGGTTTCTATTAAACACCAATTAAATTCATCCCAAATCAATTAACTTTTTTCAAAGGTCTCTTTGTATGCCTTTTAAATAAAAGTCGCTTAGAAACGATTATAGAACGTTTTGGCAAAAATAAAGGATTATTATGAAAATTCATTTTGAACCACTCAATTTGAGAGGAATTTCAAATTAGATAGTTTTGCGTATGTTTTTGATAAAAATTAAGAGAAGAAAAAATGAAAAAATGGTTTGCGATATTCAAGACCGGTACCCACACTAACTCAAAAGGGCAGACTCAGGAATATACCCCCGAGCATCTCGACAAGATTGTAAGTAATTACAAGCCTTCCGAGTATGAGGCTCCGATAGTCGTGGGCCACCCGAAAGAAAACGGACCGGCTTTTGGCTGGATCGAATCTCTGAAGCGAATTGGTAATGTGTTATACGCAAAACCCAAACAGGTGGTTGTTGAGTTTGCTGATGCTGTTAAAAAGGGGATGTATAAAAACAGATCGGTTGCCTTAAACCCCGATATGAGTTTGCGTCATGTTGGCTTTTTGGGAGCCGTTCCCCCGGCGGTAAAAGGACTTGGGGATATTGAGTTTAACGAAGAGAAGGATGCTGTTATAGAGTTTCAGGAACCCGAGGATGAATTTTCAGAATTATACCGGGAGAATGAGGCTAAGATAGCAGAGCTTGAGGAGAAGGTTGCAAAATTTGCAGGACTTGCAGAAGAGCTTGTAATCACAAAATCAGCACAGCAACAGGCGGAAGAAGAGCTTAACCGGTTGAGTTTAAGAATACGCACGGCTGAATTCCAGCAGTTCCTTAATGAGAGAATTGCATTTGGGAATCTGCTGCCGGCGCAGACTGAGTCTGCTTCGAAGATACTGGAGGCGCTTGCCGTTGTTGAACTGACTGAGAAGGACAACGCAAAAGTATTCGAGTTTTCGGACAAGACCGCGGCTGATCCGGTTAAACTTTTCAAAGAGTTTCTGGAGAATCAGCCAAAAATAATAGAGTTCAAGGAAGTTGCTAAGAATAAGATTGAGGAGAGAAAACTGACTCCAAGCGAAGTAATTGCAGATCAAATTAGAACCAACAATAAAGGATAAGAATATGTTAATAGGACAAATTTCCGCAAGCGATGCTGTGACTCAGCAAGTTGTTACAGCCGTGATTTCTAAAGCAAGCGTTTTAAGAAAAGCGCAGTTTTATAAAATGGTGGGGAGTGCTGAATACAGGCGCACAAAATCCACCGCAACCGGAGGCAAGACCAGGGCGATAGGCAGCGCATACGCAGCCAACCCACAGGCTCCTACATTTGCAAACCCGGCTTTAAAGATTGTGGGCGATAAAGTACAGGTTGACAGAGCTTACGAGAGAAGGGGCGGCGACATAGCTTCCGAAAGAGCTTTACAGCTTCTCAGCTTTGCCGAAGACCTCGGAAGAAAGTTTCAGGATTTATTTTTTAACGGAGACGCCGCTAATGACGCCACACAATTCGACGGCATAGTCAAACTTATGCCCGCAGCCCAAAAGATTACCCCAAACGCTAACGGGATCAACGTCACCCTTGGGAACAGCGATGCCGCTAAGGCAACGCAGCAAAAACTGATCGAACTCTTGCAGCTTTTGATCAAAAAGATTGATGGCGGAGCTGAGGTTCTCTATATGAACGGCACTCTCTGGAGCCGTCTGAGTACAATTGCAGCTTCTTTGATCACTTACCAGAAGAATGAATTCGGCTTGTTAATTCCGTACTTTGCCGGTGTCGGAATTGTAGACGTCGGTTATAGTCAGACGGGCGCTGATATTATCACGAATACCGAGACCTGTGGAAACAGCAATGATTGTACTTCTGTTTATGCTGCCCGCTTCGGCGAAGCGACCGATCTTACATTGCCCACAAACCTCGGGCTTGAGGTTAAGGACCTTGGGTTGATTGAAAACAATTATGAGCACAGCGTTGAAATGGATACTGCGATTGCGCTTCTTAACAGCAAATCAATCGCAAAAATTGAGGGGATCCGGATAGCAAGCTAATGTATTCCACAATTACAGAGATACTAAAAGACATCTCCCAGGATGAACTGTTGCGGCTCACGAATGATGAAAACAGTGAGCTTGACGAGATTGACCTGACTGACGAAGATGATGTATGTGCTGTAAGAGTTGTCGAGCAGATCAGAAGCGCAGACGAAGAAATTGATGGTTATCTCAGGAGTCGTTATACACTCCCCTTTACAACGACTCCCGGGAGACTCCTGTCGATTAGCAAGGACATTGCGATTTATAACTTATATAAACGGCGGTTCAGACTGGAACTGCCTGAAAGCATTGTGACTATATATAACAAACGAGTCTCCGAGCTTGAAAAGATTCAAAGGGGGATCATTAACCTGGACATTCCTTCTGAGGACGCTCCTGAAAGCGAGATAGTGATTAATAAATCTTACGCTGACCGGTTATTTCCTAAAGAGACTTTAGACCTCTATTAATATGGACATAATGACTGCTAAATTGACCATTATTGAGGCTCTTGAAACCGAGATTGGCAAGATCGAAGACGCTAAGGAAAGAGTTTTAGTTGAGCAACCGGTGTCAATTGAGAATTACAAGTTGAGTCACCCGAAAGGATCTCTGCTCGTTATATACCGGGGGAGCACTTTTGAAGACTCTCAATCAGAAAACTCAATTCTGCAGAACCGGAATATTGAAATCGGGGTGATAGCGGTCGTAAGGGCGTCGTATACGGGCAAGGCTGTTGAGGAATGGGTTCAACTTATAATAGATACTGTTAGCGGACTATGGATAAAAGAAAATTATAAACAGATATACGTATCCGATGATGAATTCTTGAAAGAAGAAAACGGAGTCTGGTGGTATGTGGTAACGGTCAGAGTGCCAACCCGATATTTAACACATAAGGAATTTTAATTAACACAATAAAGAAAAGGTAAAGAAATGAAAACACTATTTTTTTTAATGATCAGCGTTCTTGGGTTCGCGATAATCAGCAACGGCCAGATATTGACTCAGGTGGTTGACAATTATGATGATGGCTTCAAATCGGTGACCGTCCAAGGGACATTAAGCGGAACTGATACGCTCTATACTTCCGGATTTAAGTTGTCCGGAACTTCTAAAGTTTTTGATGTATTCGCTATAGGAAGCCAGACTCACGACTCTGTTAAGGTTAAGCTGGTCAGACAAGTAAGTTATTTCGGTTCAACATTTGTTACGGAAACCACCATTGGAACCGATTCGGTATTAACTCAGAAAGCGTGGGCCGACACCAGTACATATTATAACGTTCAGCACAGGATAGCAATAATTGGAGTCACAGGTAACGGGTACAGGTCTGCTTTCACATTTAAAGTAAGTGCTAAAAGAGACAATTAAATTCCCCCAAATGATAGTTAGTTACCTGCCGGATAAGCTTTTAGCCCCGGCAGGTTTTAATTAAAGGAAGCAATGAAACCAAAAGATTTTTATTTGAAGTATGTTGAATATGCCAAAGCAAATGAAGAAGCTACGGGAGTCCCTTATCTGGTCTGCTTGGCACAAGCCGCTCTCGAAAGTGCCTGGGGTTCTAAAGCTCCTGAGAACAATTTTTTCGGTATTAAAGCGGGCAAGAACTGGAAAGGGAGTACGCAAATCTTAAAAACAAAGGAATTTCTTAACGGTCAGATGGTTTCTGTTAAGGACTATTTCCGGGCTTATGATACCCCTCTGGAGTGCTTCCGTGATTATGCCGATCTGATTAAGAGAAGATGGCCAAAAGCTTTTCTAAAGAAAACTCCGGAAGATTTTATTTCCAGCATACAGAATGAGCACGTTTATAAATACGCGACCGACCCCAATTATGTGGGGAAGGTGATAACAATCATTAATAAATTAAGAGAGTACAAATTATGACACGCATAGAATTAGACGCCCAGCCAAAACCTTTGGAATTTCAGTCCATGACCTTAGACATACCCAAGGAGATAAAAGGGCTTATCCTCGACACTCCGGAAGACGTTAAAATAGGTATTGACGAGACCAAAGACGTCCTTCTTTTTGCAGTTCTTTTTGCAAACGCAATCAATAAAACCTTTGCTGACGGGAAAGTCACTCTGGCAGATCTACCCAACTTCTTCAACGTGGTTCTTAAGCTTCCGGCTGCCCTTAACGGCATAAATAAAGTACCTTCGGAAATTAATGATCTGGACGAAAACGAACTAAAAACCCTTCTGCAAATTGTTAAGGACAATCTCGGATTACAAACCGATCAGGTTAAGGTTGTGCTGCAGAAGTCACTCGATTTCGTGTTCGCAGCGTACAATTTAATTATTGCTATCAGAACTAGCTAAACAGGGTTTAAAGCGCCCCATTAAATGAAAAAATACTTAAACAAAATATGGACATTCTTCGAAGGTAATAAGCGTAGAATTGCTATGCTTGGTGCTTTCGTTGCTCAGATTACCCCTGAATATACAGTCGCCTATCAAATTGGACAGGGTATATTCTTACTATTCGCAAGTGCTGACTTGCTCCAGTATTCTAACACAAAATTTATTCAATTGACGAAAGGTAAATAATATGCCAGACATTATCCCCAATATAACTAAAGACAAAACCCGCATGTTAAAGGGTGTAACGGACGTTTACATTCGCGACGACGCCTGGGCAGGCTCAACCGGATGGGCGGGCTCTCTCCTCATTCCCAAATCCGGAGTCGCTGTTGAAATGAAACCAAGACTGTCAGAACTCGTAGACGGCAGCAAGCTCCTTCTGGGTTATGACTGCTCGGTCACAATCGAAACATTTCAGTATTTCTCCCTTTTTGAAATCCAGAAGCTGGTAAACAAAGTCTGCACCATCATGCTTAAAGGAATGGACACTTATATCATGTCAGTCCTCCTTAATCTCGAAGTAACGGCTACCCCCGGTGACGACAAATCCTCTATCAAGCTTACCGGGAACAAATATGTTGAAGCTGACAGGATAATCGAATTTCTAAATCCGAGTCCGTGGGGCAGCTGGTCTGACTTCTGGGCTCTTCCGGGGAACCCTACCTCACTCCCGAGTGAAGGCATCCCCGCGGCCACGGAATTCTCTTACGCTTATAAATTGCGCACTAACGAGCCACTTGTTAAATATATTATGCCTGGTGCTCCAACAGCAGAAGATGACATTACTGAAATAAAGCTTACACTTGTGGACCGGAACCTTGATCCAATTGAAAGAGAGCCCTCTAATGTGGTACTTACAAAAACTACAGGGACTGGAACCGTCACCATCGCTGACACAAAGTATGAAATTATTCTTGAAACCGGGCTCTATAAGTTATACTTCACGGATGCCACCGGCGGAGAAGCACATCTTGGCGAAACATTAACAGTCTCATTTGATTTATAGTGATTACATGGACGAAATCAAAAACAAAATCTACAATATAGCCGGGTTAAACGCCCGGCTAAGAAACATTAAACTTAAAGAAGCTCCGCGGGTCAATGCTCTAATAAAGCTCTCACTGGTAGCAGAGGGTGACTCGCTTAATGTTGCGACGCACTTTAAGCAAGAAGACCTGTTTGAATTATTATCTCTGATTCTCGAACCGATGGATCCTGTTGATGTAATTGATGTCAACGAAATTGATGAGGCGGTTGCTGTTGAAGTGGTCGCTGATTTTTTTTATACGAAAATAAGTTCATCACAGCGTTCAACGCTCGCTTTGCGCAGCTTAACTGCAGAGCTACGGACGCCATTGAAGAAGCAAGACGATTAAAGAAATATTCCGCAGACTATTTCTTTCCGAAAATTAGGACTAATGATCTGCGGGATATTGTATACGAACTTACCGATGGTGATATTTCTAAAAAAGAGGCTGTCTTGAATACAGAAAGAAATTGGGTTTATGAGTGGCTTTATATAAAAAGAGTGGAAGAGCTAAACAAACTGCTCGACAATAATGCGTTCCAAGCCTCTCTTTAGTCGCGCCAATGCTTCTCTAAATAGCTGTTGTCACACGGAGATATTTTATTAACGATATATTTGTTTATCGCCCAAACCATTGGGATAAGAATCATCCAAAAAAGAATACACTCAATTGTTGTCATAATTAATCTAAGATTATATGCAAATATAACAAAATAATGTCACAAATCAAGCTAACAATAGTAATAGATGGGAAGGAAGCTCTCACTACTCTTGACGCAACTCAGAAAGAGATCGATGAGCTGATAGCGTCTTTCAAAAAGACAAAGGACAGCGGTACCGGTGTCGGTGCCGGTTTAGTCGATGGGCTAACAAATGCACGAAATGCTATGCAGGGCTTCCAGGAGGTATACGGCGTAATCTCCGACGTATTCGGAACACCCTTCACCTTGGCTCTTGATGCCGAGCAAGCTCAAATTAGCTTCGAAGTGATGTTGGGAAGCGCCGAGGCTGCTAAGATCATGCTTTCGGATCTCAAGACATTTGCTGCAGTCACACCTTTTGAATTTCCCGATATTAGCAAAAACGCTCAACTCCTTCTTAACTTCGGAATAGAGGCTAATAATATTATTCCGTACCTGAAGATGCTCGGAGATGTTAGCGGTGGCAATGCAGAGAAGCTATCTTCTCTTTCCCTTGTATTTGCCCAGGTTGCTTCGAGTGGCAAGCTTATGGGCGGCGACCTCTTACAGATGATTGGGGCAGGATTTAACCCTTTACAGGTTATGTCAGAAAAAACCGGGAAATCTATGGGAGAACTCAAAGATGAAGTCTCAGCCGGACGGATTTCCTTTGATCTTGTTAAGGAGGCTTTCATCGGTGCAACCAGCGAAGGAGGCAGGTTCTTTGGTATGATGGACAAACAAAGTGCATCCGGCGCCGGTCTACTCTCCACGCTTAGCGATAATATCGGTGTTATGCAGACTGCTTTTGGAAGCGCTCTAAACTTTGGGATTAGCCCCATAGTTATAGCCGTCTCTAATTTTATTGGTAAAATTAATCAAGTCTCGCCAGCGTTGGGAGGCGTGATAGCAGGAGCCGGCGCCCTCACAACAGCGCTTATGCTCCTACAGGTAACAGGACTTAAAGCCAATCTTGCCGGTCTTGTCCCCATGATAATAAATACCACCACACTAAGAGCCGCGATGCAGACTGCTTCACTTCAAATGAACCTTGCTTCCATGTCCGGTCAGGTTTTTGCAGGGAAAATGGCTGCCGCGTCTATTGCAGTCAAGGGCTTTTTTGCCTCGCTTGGTCCCATCGGCTGGGTGAGTCTGGCCGTTGGTGCTCTGGCAACGGCTTTCTCCTTATTCGGAGACAGCGCCGAAGAAGTTAATCAGGAAATGTCCGAAACAGAAAAAGACCTTCGTCTTAACCAGAGAGAATTTCAATCCCTTACTGACAAACTTCAAGACAATAATCTTAAAAATGACGAAAGAAAACGCATTCTGGATGAAATTAACCAAAAATATCCGGGCTATCTTGGGAATATTAACCTCGAGAAAACATCGAACGAAGAACTCTCAGCGTCAATTAAAAAGATCAATGGCCTTTACATAAAAAAAATGGACTTGCAAATATTAGAGGATAAATTAAGAGAAGCAAGAGGGAAACAACTCGACTCTGAAGAAAAAATGAAGAATATCGGGGGCCCCAGTTTCTGGGATTATGTTAAAGGGAGTGTCACAAAGCAAATATCAAATTCGGCTTTTGATGAGGAATTACAAAACTACAAAACGGCAGCAAAGGAGGTCGAGAGTATTACAAAGCGAATGGATGTGCTTGCTAAGGATCTAGACAAAACACCCTCTCCTATTGTTAACGACACATCTGTGGGAGCTTACACTAACAAGCTTAAAAAAGAAATTGAAGCCTTAAATGGCGAATATGACAAACTCGACATAACAGATAAAGCGGGACAGTCCAGAGTGCTAAACCTTATTAAATCTACTCAGAAAGAACTTGACTCATTATCGGGGAAAACGAAAACATCTTCCTCCACCTCCAAGTCTATAGATGACCTAAAAAAATATTATGACCAGGTGAAGTTCGCTGACTCAAACTATTACGATTTTAGAAAAAAATTGATGGACGAAGAAATCACTTCTTTTAAGAAGAGTCTTGGAGATAAATTTAACGAAACAACGTTTAGAATTAACAAAGAGAAAGCTCTCCAGAGTGAATATTTCGAATGGATAAAGAAAAATAATCCTCTGTTGAACGAACTTTTGAGTCCGCAAGGAGAGCTTCCGAAAGCGCAGTTGCCGATGTCTTTTCAATCTTTTGGCAATGGTCCCCTGCCTTATGTCCCTGAAGTTGAGTTACCCGTTCCCGTGTCTGAAACAACACAGCAAATAGTTGATCACTGGGCGTCTAAAAGCAAACTAATGGAGAGCATTACAGATAATTCAGTGAATATGATTGCGGAAATGTTTGGACAATTACGCATCAGAGTTAAAGATGACGCTGATTTTATGACTGTGGCCTTTGCTAATTTTGGCAATGCTGTGCTACAAACCCTGCAAAAGATGGTAGCTGAATGGATAGTGTTAAACGTAATTGTCGCTGGTTTCTCCGCCCTCACTGGTGGCGCCACTAGCTTTTTGGGTGGTTTATTCGGAAAGATCTCTCCCATCGGGGGCGGTTCATTCGAGATTCCAACCATAGCCGGTGCTGCATCCGGCGCTATTGTCACACGCCCAACTCTCATGATGGTCGGCGAAGGAAGTGAATCAGAAGGAGTTTTCCCCCTATCCTATCTTACAAAATTTTATGCTAATAACCAGCGTGCCCCTCAACCCATTAATATTAATCTTTCCGGGAAAATGGATATGAGTTTTAATAAGCTTAGAATGCGCCTTGATCAATTAGAAAGGAATGTCCTAAACTATGGCTAAACTCCTAATAGTATTCGAGTCTGACGGAAGCAACCACAGAATGCTGCTTCCGACCGGAGAGAGATGTAAACTCACCATTTCTTTTGATTATAATAATCATATAGACACGATTATCACCGCCTCTTCTGTTGGATGTTATATAACAAATCTTGGTGAAATTGATACATCCTATGAGATGAAAAATCTTCTTATCGTTCCCTCGTTCTTTACCTTCACCGTGCTTGACTCTAAAGACTTCCTTACTAAGATATTCTTCAACGAAGGCGGGCAATACGCCCCGCATGTCTTAAGCAAAGAGGCGGAAGTTACCCTCCAAATTCTTAATAACCAGGTTTTTGTTAATGAATTTACCGGTAAAATTAAGCTCGATGAACTCGAATACCCCGAAGCCGAAAAAACCTTTGAATTCAAAGCTGCACCCTCAACCAATATTCTCAATGAAACAAAACTATTCGATCTTGACGGTAATCCGACGAATCCGTTGGGCTATTCAACTTATGACCAGCCTGAACTTCTTAAAGATTTGATAGAAAAGATTTACCGTAAAGTAGACCCAAACGCCTCTCTTAACATTAATCATCACTGGCTGTTTCATTATGAGTTTGGGTCTTATAATTATTTCAACGGGTCGATTGAAAACGTCAACGTTAATATCAGCAAGATCTTCCAAGATAAAAGCTATGGATTTGAAACCCTGGCTGACGTTCTGAGAAGTCTTGCTAACAGTTTTTGTTGTATTACGGGAGTCGAAAAAAGTGAATATCCCTTTTTTCTCCCATTCCACAGTCCGGCTCAATCTCTTCCTGTCGGAAATAAAGTCATCTCAATTTTAAGAACATTTAAGTCATTACCCATCCAATATGTTAGAGTAACTGTTGAACCCCCGACTAATCAATCCCCCTATATTTGGGAAGCAGGTGTTTATACTGATATTAAAGACAAGACCATTGAAGTTAAAACACCAGTTGTGACAGACGCTCAAGGCCCCACCGGCCAAGGCAATTGGCACTCTAATCTTTGGCTGGTTACAAATCAGGGAATGACTCTATGTTTTGCAATTAAGGATCCCGATATTGTTTATTCCCCATGCAATTCCTGGTATGACTTTACACAGCTCGGAGGGGACTCCAACTTTGTTCCTAACGGCCGGCTTATAGCCGATTATTGGTTAAAACACAGAGGTGGTGAAACAACTTCTATCTTTTATGTTATTAAACTCGTTGGAACCGACTTTTCTATTACTAATAATTATGTAATCGATGGAAAAAAGTACCGACCTTTCAAAATTGTTCGCAATCTTCAGGAGGGGTATACAGAGTTAGAGGCCATACTTCTTAACACAACTGTACCCGCTTCTCCGGGTCTTAACAATCCCAGCGTGCTCTCAGATAAATTCCTATCAGGAAAAATATTGGGAGAAATTCCTCTTTCTACCGAAAGCCTCTCTTTTACAACCCGAAAACTCTTTCAATCCGCCTCTACCGAACTCTACCTTAATGGTATGAGGCTTACACTAAACGAGGATTATACAGAATCCAACAACAACACAATCACGTTTATCCAGGCGATACCGCCCGAATCAAACGTTCTCATAAATTATCAAATTCTTTAGGAGCAAATCATGGCAATTACAAAAATTTCTATCCCTAATCAAGTTAAAATCGTTGCAGACCTTGATTTTAACGCAAAAAAAATCACTAATCTCGCAGAACCTTCATTAGCCCAGGATGCGGCAACTAAGAATTACGTGGATACCGTAGCTCAGGGCCTAAGGGTAAAAGCCGCAGTTCGTGCCGCTACAGTCGGAACTATTACTCTCTCAGGTGCTCAAACGATAGACGGGGTTGTCCTCACCGCCGGCAATAGAGTGTTAGTTAAAAATCAAACAACCTCCAGCCAAAACGGTATATATGCCGTTGCCACCGGTGCATGGACGAGAACCTCTGATGCCGACTCTTGGGATCAGCTGACTTCCGCATTTGTTTTCGTTGAAAGCGGTTCTACACAGGCTGACACAGGGTGGGTCTGTACGGTTGATACCGGCGCAGCGGTTTTGGAGACTACCACAATTACGTGGGTACAATTCAGTGGTGCCGGAAGCTATACCGCAGGCACAGGACTGACTCTTGCTGGTACTGCTTTTGCTCTCGACACCGCAAGAGTGGCTACCGGTTCAATTAATGGTTTGATGAGTAGCTCAGATTTTACCAAGCTCTCGGGGATCGCCTCCGGTGCGGAAGTCAACCAACTGGCATATTCTGCTATTACAATTAATGGTGCCGGAAGCATGGGCGCTTCCACTAAAACCGATACTTTCAATATTACTAATGGTAACGGAATAACCCTAACCGGGGGCACGCGCACCGTCGCTATTGGGCTTAATGTTGATACCTCCTTAGATATTAGTACCTCCACTCTAAAAATCAAAGCAGGGGGAGTTTTAGAAGCTCATATTGGTACCGGAGCAGTTACTACGGATAAAATAGGGGCTGGCGCTATCACTGAGGCCAAAATTAATAGCAGTGCGTTAAGCACTACCGGTGGTCTCTCCGGAGGTTCGGGAACAAAGTTAAGCGTGAATATCGGTAGCGGCCTTACAATGTCTACTAACACTATAATTGTAAACAAAACAAATGTTGCTTTCCTGGCCGACATGATTGAACAATCTTATACCGCAACAGAAGGGCAGACGACATTCTCTCTAACGGCGGCTAATACGGGCGAATTAGCTGTGGAAGGAACTCTTAGAATTGGTATGTTCAATGTGTTCCATAATGGGATAAAACTTAGATACACAGAAGATTATACTAAGCCATCGGGTACTAGCGTGCTATTGGTTTCCGCCGCTAAGGCGGGCGATAACGTAATTATTCAGTATTATAGGGGATAAAAATGGCCCGCACGCAGGTTAAAAGCAATAACATTCTGGATGGCGGTATAACTATTGACGATCTCTGCACCAATATTTCGGGCAAATCTGTTATTACAAAACTTGCTTTGCGTTCCGATTCTAATATGCAGGGCCTCAGTTGTACGGGGGCCGATTCTGGAACAGGCGTGGTCTCAATTGGTGTCAGTGCTAACCCAACTTTCGCTTCTGTTGCCATCGGAGAATATCCTGCGCTTTCGGAAGTTATTTTCTCTGCGGTAACCCAGGGTAATATCCTTAAGTGTGGTGTTGATAACAGCCTCTCTGCTTCAGCTATGTTCGAACTTCCAGAACCAATTTATAGTTTTCAAATTGGAATTGGAACTCAGCAACCTGATTATCATTGGCACTTGTTTACTACTGATTCTTTCTCCGGAGTTTGTATTCAAAATATCAATATGGATCAAGCTGGATTTTCTACACTTATGTTAGATACGTCTGCTGGTTGTCTCTATTCTTATTTTTTTGATGAGTTTTATGGCTCTTCCTTATTAAGACACCTTCCCGCCTGCGGGGTCATCGAAAGTACTGGAATCAATGGGCTTAACATAAACACATCTAACCCATACGGCGACGCCGCTATACGATTTTTTGTTATGGGGGACAACCTGCTTTTAAGGATGAATTTAACATCTGTTAGCATTTGGCGGAAGTTGGAGATCTACGCGAACGGCTATTCTCCGATATATGTGAATAATCAACTGCTTTGCGTAAATGTCAATGCTGATCTATTAGACGGCTTGCACAGTCATGATTTTATTAAATGGCGTGGGGCAAGCGAAACGGAACCCAGCAATCCTGCTGACGGTGATATGTATTATGACCCAACCCAGAAAGCGGCTTTTCTTTTTTTGGGGGATGGATGGTGTCCTCTTTAACCAATTCAATATAAACTAACAAGAAAGCATAAAC